AGTATGCTTTAGGTATACAATACCCACCACCAACTGGTGTTGTACCAGCAGCTGCTTTATTAAAAAAATTATTAGATACTATTCCAACACAACCACCTTTACCTATTGCGACACCAATTATTAAATTAGCAGTTTCATTATTTGCTTTATCTATAGGATTTGCAGCACCAATCGGTACAGGATTAATATTTCCAACCATACCACCAAGTGGACAGCCAGCTATCGATTCGATATTAGCACAACCAAATTCAAGAGAACAAGTCGCTTCACAATTAGCAAATGCAATACATACATATATGATAACAGGTACATATGATGCTTTTGGCATACCAGCTGGTTCTAATCCAGCTGTACCTGGATATTCACCTTGGACTTAAAAAATAAACTAAAAACTTTAAAAATTCATATTTATATATGAATAGGTTTATACACAGGAGTCAATAATGAAAAAATCAGATTTGAAATTAATTATAAGAAAAATAGTTAGGGAAGAGGTTGCTATGGCAATTCAAGAAGTTATAACTGAATTAAAACAGCCTGTAAAAACAAAACAAGTTTCCCAACAAAAAACTAAAAAGAAAATTGTAGAACAAAAAGAGTACACAAATAATTCAGTATTAAATGATGTATTAAATGAAACTGCAATGAATGATGAATGGAAATCTCTAGGTGGTGGTACATACAACTCATCAAGAATGAACGAGGTATTGTCATCTCAGTATGGTGATTTAAATTCTTCTGAACCGAGTCCAGAAGCAATGGTAGCATCTATGGGTGTTAATCCAGAAACTGCACCTGACCCAGTTAAAAATATGTTCACAAAAGATTATAGAAGTATTTTAAAAAAAGTAGACGAAAAAGCAAAATCGACAAGAATGCCTTAGGAGAAAATAAATGGCCTTTATTCAAGATAAATTAACAAAAAATGTTGATACGGTTGAAGAATTTATAGGATTTAAATTACCTGTAACATTTGAATCTGTTCATTTATCTACTACTTCTTTAGAATCTACGCAGACTAATTTAACAAATCTATTATCAACACAGAAAGGTGAAAGGATGTTTCAACCAAATCTTGGGATAAATTTACGAAGACATTTATTTAATCCTATTAATGCAGAGACATCGGTCGCTCTTCAAGAAGATATTCTCGAACAGATAGCTATTTGGCTACCATTTTTAGAAGTTCAAGATGTTATTATTACTCCTAACGAAGGGAACAATTTAATTAACATTAAAATAAATTATAGTTTTAAATCTAACTCTGAATTAACTGAATCAGTACAAGTTGATTTAAACACGGGAGCTACATACTAATGGCATCATATTCTAACTTTGACACAAAAAACGAATACGGAGATTCTGTAACTAATTATACTGCTAGGGATTTTGCTTCTATTAAACAAAATTTATTAGGCCACATACAAACATATTTTCCTCAA